CTAAATAGAACTTAGAATATCTAATGAGCGCTCTTCTTCAACTGCACGGTGTTGACTTAATAGGTGTGTATATACACGTAAAGTCATAGATACATTAGTATGACCTAAACGTTCAGATACATATTGAATATCCACACCTTTTGATAGAAGCCAACTAGCGTGGGTGTGACGCAAACCGTGAAAAGTAATTAATTTATCTGAATTTATTTGATTCAATATATATTTTAATTCTTTATTTGCTGCTGCGCTAGTTATTGGTTTATTCGCATTATTATTAAATACAAAGTCGTTTGCTTTTGAAACTGGTTTCCAATTGATAATCTCGTTAAAAACATTCTTAGGTATTGATATTATTCTGTTGGAAGAGTCTGTTTTAGTGGTACTTAGTTTATTATCTAGGCTAATCCACGCTTTGTTGATATTAATTGAATTATTTGAAATATCTTTCCATTTAAGCCCGGCCAATTCTTCATATCGAGCTCCCGTAAAAATATCAAGGTAAATCATCATATCGGAAGCGGAGCGCTGAGAAGAGGGTTTATGGAGAATATATGAAATCAAATCAGTTATTTGTTTTTCTTCTAAAAATTTTAATTCTTTATTTTTACCATCTTTACCAGTTGCCTTTATATCAGCCATAGGGTCTCTAATTATAATACCGTCATATATAGCAGATTTTATGGCTTGATGAAGTTGATTTTTGACTTTTTGAACTGTTTCGAGAGAATATTTTTTACCAAGAATATTGATAAATCTTTGCGCTTCAGTTCTATTAAACTCTTTTAATTTAATACCTGGCATATACTCATCAATATAGAACTCGACTCTCTCATACCAGGTTTTTGTAGAGGTTGATACATCATTTTTATAAAGTTCATGCCAATTTTTAAAATATTTAGAGAGAAGTATATCTGATACAGAAATATTAAACCCGGTGTTGTTTAATTGTTCTTGTTCGGTGGCCCAAGTTTTTGCTTCTGTTTTCGTTCTGAAACCACTTTTAGTTTTTTTAGCGTATTTATTATTTTTTTTGATTGAAACAGAGGCGGTGTAAGTAGAACCGCGTTTGTAAAAGCTAGCCATTAATTTAAACCTAACCTTTCGATCTTATTAATAGCAGTTTAAAGACATGCTCAGGTCTGGTATAATAAATATCAGAAAAGAGCTAGTAATAGTTATTTTTTGTTTAACGCATATCCCGTTTACTTTGGTCGGTAGGGGATATGCGTTTTTTATTGTTTAACGGCGTTCATATTTTCTGAGAATTTAAGTTTTATTTTTTTGCTTGCAAAAATATATTCTGAAAATATCCCCCGCTTATTGGCAGAATAATTCAAATTATAGGCAAAACGTTGATCAGCATTTTGATATATAGTATTAATTTGTGGAGTGTAGTCATAAGTAGTTATCCAATAATACTCATTTAGGTCAAGAATATTGTTGGCCAAGGATATATGTTGATCTTGATTAAAAAAAGATAGGTATAGATTCTTGCCTTGCTCATAGTAAGGGGGATCAAAGAATATAAAAGAATTTTCCTTATCATAGTATTTATTATTTTTAATAATATTAATTAATTCATTAGCATCAACATTGTACAAATCTATTCTATTTTTTTCTTTTGATATATCTTGTATTTTTTTAATTAATGTTTTTTTATTAAATCTAGCATCGATTTTGTACTTACCAGATTGTTTTCTGCCACCGATTGGGCCACCATTAATAATACCGCTAACGTTCATACGATTAAGCATTAAAGTTGAAAAAGCATTCTCTATAGAGTATGGTTCATCAGCGACAGAAGAATGATTATTTTTTTGCTGTAACCAATATTCAGATAAAAATTCATTTGAGCAAATTCCAGGGGTTGTATAATCGAAAGGAACTTTCTTAATTAAATTAATTAATTTTTCGCTATTGTTGATAATGTTAAACCATAATGAGTGTATACTGGGATCGTAATCATTTATAACAATTTTAGATACCGTATTATGTAATAAAAGATCTATGGCCACACCAGCACCACCGGCAAAAGGCTCAATGTATGTTCCGGTGATGTTATTAACTTGAAGAGTGTTCTTTATAAACTCAATTAGTTGCGACTTTCCCCCGGGATAACGAAGGGGAGTCATTGTTGTTCTTGACATAATTTGACTCCTTTCGTAGTCACCTTATCATATAAAAAGAAGCTTGGCCAGTAACTTGTAAATATCATTCCGCAAAATACGAAGAAAATTTAATTCTAGAAACTGACTTGTTGGCTTGAATGAGACTCTGTCCAAATGTATGGATGCATTGTTTATTGTAATCTGATTCATTAGACCAAAATTGGAGAAGTTGTGTGTCGTTTGCAAATTTGAATAGGTATGCATTGGATTCGGGATCTTTTTTCATTTTTTGAAATGTGCGTTTTTTTGTAAATTCAATATCAAGAAAATCTTTTCGAATAATATCAGGATTCCATTGGAATTTTCCTGCTCTTATTAAATCGCTCCAGAATGGTTGGTATGAATTTTCTACGTAATTATACATTATATGAAAAATTAATGCTTCTGGAGCAAATCCGGTTGGAAGTATAACTTCATTCGATGATAGATTTCGGGTTGTTTTATGTTGTTCAGGATTATATTCGCCTCTAATAGTATCCCAGTTAGCAACCATCTTTTCCTCGTCAGAGTTATGTTCAAATCTACCATCACCATCTAGTAATATGATAGATTTAGAAAAATTATCATCTATTTCATTTAACGTTTGAAGTTGAAGCTTACCTAAACCTAACGGAATTATTTGAAATGAGTTGAGGTCAATATACTCTTCAGGGTATTCAATATTGAAGGCATCAACTGCTAAACGTAATAATTTTTCTCCTGCTTTATCCTCTGTATATATCTTGACTTTAGGTTTGTATATGGTTGAGTCCAAATACATATTCGAGAGAATGGAATAATAATCAGGATGATCGTCAACCATAGGAGCATCACGATTTATAATACTTAAAAGTCTATAATTGTCAGTTCCTCCTGTATTGACCAGTTTGTTGAAGAATTTAACAGCGGAGATTGAATGTGTGGTTAAAAATATTTGTATATTTAGAGTTTCAGATAATTCATTTAATAAATCTAATAATCTTTCCTGGGCATCAGGATGGAGAGATATGTCAAATTCATCGATAGCAAGAACCCCACCCTCATATTTTGGATCATCCTTAATTATCCAAAATTCAAGTAATGCAGAGATTATTTCTGATAGTGAGTCTTGACCAGTGGAGATAGATTCAGTTGCGGCGTTTTTAATCGGCATTTCATAGCGATGAGAGCTAGTACCTTTTTTGGTATCTGTTAAATAACCGTTTTCAGAAATACTATCTCTTAGTACACGATTATACCAACATGAATACATTTTTTTCATTTCGTCGGGAAGGGATTTTTTGTTAACAACGTCCAATTTATCCTGTCCACGAGGGAATACGCGTGCTAAAGAAATATATTTTGTTGGATATGGAAGACGAGTTTCTTTCTTAACATTAGGATAAATTTTTTGCAAACGTAAAATGGCATCTGATATTTTTTTGTCAGTTGATGGACTTTTTTGGGTTCTTGGTACAATGTGAGAGGCTCTTGTATCATCATCTGTTTTAAAATCTAGTTTTCTAGTGAAATTTTCGCTATTGTCATAGTTAGAATATTCAATGGATGCATCATATTTAGAAAAGTCTTCAGCAGAACTAATACTGAAATAATCAGAGTAATCGGGCTGCATTTTTCCTAATAATTTACTTTTTGAATCAAATAAATTTTTTGGGGTTCCACTTGCTGATGATAGCAATGCTAATATATTAGACTTACCAGTACCGTTGTGACCAATAATCATTGTAATTTTACGTCCAACATTAAATGTCATATTGTTAATATTGCGGAATTTTTTAATATTTACTTTTGATAAAGTTATTTTCATAATGATACCTCATATATTATTTTAAAATACAATGGACCCTGTCAGACTCGAACTGACGACCGAACGGTTATGAGCCGTTTGCTCTAACCAACTGAGCTAAAGGTCCGTGGCAGTTTAACGACGTACAGGTCGATATATAACAATAACAAATTAAATTACCTAGTGTCCAACTTCCCAATGATAACCTGCAGGTAGAGAACCACCAGGTTGAATAATATGCGAATGGCCCTTACGCGTCTCCCAAGTATAACCGTCTTGAATGGCCCAATGAGTACCATTATTAGATCCTCCAGAATTACTTGGAGAAGTTTGCGTATATTCATCTTGTTGTGCTTGTTGATAAGATTCACTAGCTTTTATCGAATCAGCTAATGAGATAGAGTTAGCTGTAGATTCTGAATCAGCCATTCTTTGAGATTCCGCAGATTGACTAGCAGAAATTGATTCAGACTCTTCCTTTGTGGCTTTTTCTATACTTTCGGATTTAGCCTTAGCTTTGCTTTCGGACTGAGCATCTGCTTTATTTTTTGATATTTCTCTTGCTTTAGCTTTGTCCTCGGCGTCTGTTTTTTTAATGGCTGATGTTGTGTCTTCGTTTTTCTTATTAACTTCTTTTTGGTAAGAAGGATTGCTTGAGCCAATGATCATTGGGGCTATTCCCGCCAATAGTAAGTAATTAGGATAAAATCTATTTGGTTTCTTTAATATGAATTTTCTTATATAAGAAACAATAGCATAGATGAATATTCCAAACCCCAAAACAATGGCAATTGATGGTAGTACGTAAGAAAGTAAGATAGCTATTAATATACTAATTATTTTAAACCACCATGTAGTGTTCCATAACTCTTTAATTTTATTCATGTTTAACTATAAACTCCTTAAAACGAGCCTTTTAATGTGGATGCTTAGCACATATGTATCCCGCAAGAGCGGGGGGGGATAACTATTTTACATCTGATACTTGAATACCTTTGCTCAAAAGAATGTCCTTTGAAGCGTCATCTGCTGGCATAAATCCTTGAGATAGTAAATCTTTAATGTATAAATTATTATAAATAAATGCAAAAACAAGGCTAATAATCCAAGTACCGTATCCCATTGTAAAACTACCTACGACTAATTCTGCTAAGAAAATAATTCCAAACCATTTCCAGTCTCCTCGGAATAAGGCTGGGAAGAATCCAAAAAATAGAGTGGTCCAAGAAAAGCCTGCTTTAACTTGCTTAACTTGATTAGTGACGGTGTTCTTTAAATTGGCTTTCATATTGCCGTGCTCCTTAAAATTAACCTTTTAATGTGGATGCTTAGCACATATGTATCCCGCAGAGCGGGGGGAGTTAATTATAAATAGCCAAAGCATTCATATTGTTATTTGCAGTTTCAGTTTCTGAAACGAAGGAATTAAAATTACCGTGAGGATCAGTAACTAATTTATTATAGTTAGAAAGAACTTTGATGGCGTCTTTTGCATTATCTAACTTGTCGTCAAATTTGGTTCCAGTGTACTTGGCATTCTTTTTTAATTTGTCTATATCAGCATTGATACTAACAATATCTAAAATAACTGACGTGTTATTCTGTTCGTTTTCTTCTAAAACTTGCTGTATATTATCATTAAAATCATCGTCATCCTCGTCATAAATTGAATCTGACCAAGCATCCTGAATGTCATTATTTTCGTCAATTAAAATAGAGTGGGCATCATATAATTTAGATTTAATGGATCTGTAAGATTGATTAGATTCTTTAATAGCATCGGACTTGGTAATATTATATTGGCCAAATAACAATAAACTTAAAGCAATAAAAACAGCTAAAATAATTGAATTAGCTATTGTTAATTTTTTAAAAATGTCATGCCTATTATTTGATATGGGCGTTTTTTTATATAATATACTAAGAATTATTAGTGAAAATAACGTAATCACAGATAAGACACAAAATATAATAAGTGAAATAAACATAATACTCCTTAAAACGAGCCTTTTAGTGTGGATGCTTAGCACATATTCATTTCGCAGAAGCGGGGGAGTGTTTTATTTGTTTAGTAATTTTTGTTTTTGTTTATCAAATTCTTCTTGGGTTAATATTCCTTTGTCTAATAGATCTTTGTATTTTAGAATGTCTTCAGCTGTATTATCAGAAGATTTAGTATCTTGCTGTTCGGTATTTTCAACCTCATTTAAAGAGTCTCTAAGGGCTGATTTAAATAATTCCATTTCTTTTTGAACAGCATTTTTTTGGACAGGGCCTAATCCAAAATTTTTACTGGTTATTATTATAGAAGTGTTGGCGTCATCTTTATAATTGATAGTGTATGATGTTTTAGCTTTCCACTGAAAAGCTACTTCACCCAATGTACGGTTATTAGAAAAACTTCTATACTTCACCATCGTTTTATCTAATATTTTTTGTGATTTATTTAAATCAAAAGGTAAAATTTGCTCTTCAATAATCTTAGACATATGAAACAATACTCCTTGAACCTTTTAGTGTGGATGCTTAGCACATAATTTCACAATAATGAATAAATTAATACTCGTATTGAACGTCTGTAATGGCGTCAATAACTGTATTTTCATATGTTAAAACTGGAAGATGAAAAGCTTCCATAAAATTGTATGGGTTGCGATATTCCAGTGGTGTATGTTTAAAAGAAAGGTGGGCTAAAATGTTAACCATTCCAGTGTTAGCAATGACCTCAGCTTCGTTTCTTAATCCAATAGAGAAGTTGTAAAGAGAAGGCTCAGAACTTCCATACAGGACATGAGACAGCTCGTGCGCTTTTCTAGCTACGACAGGAACATCAGTATTGAAATTTGTATTAATGATGATAATAGCAGGTTTATTTTCACGAATAATAACTGTGTCTGGATCATCAACTTCAAATTCATCAAAATATAATTCTATATTTTGAGAACAGATAAGCTTATCAACTTCTTCTTCCAACAGTTCAAATTCCATGCATTAATCCTCGTCGCCATCTACTAATTTAATAATGTCTAATATTCCTCGTTTAGCTTTGTCAGAGAGCTCTTTACCTTGGAAACGCATTACAACACCTTTATCCTCTAAAGCAGCGTCTAAATCAATTTCCTCAGGCTCAGTGGATGGGCCTTTTTTATTTGGTATCATTTCATCAGTATTACCTAGCAAATAATCAACGGAAACGTTTAAGACTTTGGCAACTGCACTCAACGCTTCAGAATTAGGAGTTTGTGTTTTCCATTTGTATATGGCATTCTTGCCTAAATTAGCCGTATCGTTTATTGAAACAAGGCTTAATCCTCTTTTTTTTGCGATTAATTTAACTCTTTCAAATATTGTCATTATGCCATTCCTTAAAGTATATTGAATAAAATTAGACATTTGGGGTAATTTTATGTTGATATTTTTAGACAAATGGGTTATATTTAACTCATCAAGTAATTAAGCAACAAAAAAACAAGCAATAATCAATGTAACTGTGGTCAGGAACATTAATATAGCGAGTTTAAGTTGTAATTTTTAGTATGCCTTTATTTTAGACGATTAGCTAATAAAAAGCAATGATTACTTGAAAATTACTTTAATTTATCGAGGAGGGAATAATATGTCTGTTCAAGAGGCAGTTATAACATTACGCAGAGCGCGACGGAATTTTAAAGATCACATAGATGATTATGGTTACGAACGCGAAGAGTTAGCAAAGGTAATCGGTACTTCGCCCCAATACTTATCAAGTTTGCTAAATGGCAATGCCAATGGTAAGACGGCTCGTGAGAAATTACGTAAATTATTTAAGTACACAGGATATTCTGGCGACAACTGGTTGCAACCATAAGGAGAAATAAGAATGAGCGTAAAAAATACTGAATTATTTTATGTTGTCACGTCTGATTCTAATAAAATTTTTGGTCCAAGCCGTATGTTAATGAGGTTAAAAGATGGTAGCTATCATTTTGAACCAAAGAAATTTAAAGACGAGTATGTTTGTAAATTTAGTATGGAAGAAATAAAACGGCTGGAACATAAAGGTGGTTTTAGTTTTAGCCCGTTTCTTGTTAAAGCGAATTAATTATATAGGAGAAGAATTATGAATGAAGTGCAAATTTTTGAAAAATTAAAATACAAGGAAATTAACGGACATTTATTATTTGACGCCGAAGATGCTGCTCGAATGATTGGATTGGTAAAAACTTCAAAAGGAAACACCTATGTTCGTTGGGAACGTGTGAACGAATATGCGTTGTCCACTTTTGGACAACCGGAAATTAGGCGTGGAGATTTCATCACTGAACAGCAGGTTTATAAAATAGCAATTAAAGCAAATTCGCAACAAGCTGAAAAGTTTCAAGATTGGTTAACAACAGAAGTTTTGCCAGCTATTAGAAAAAACGGTGGATATCTAACTGATTCAAAAATTGAAGAAGTTCTTACCGATCCAGATACCATTATTAATTTGGCAAAGAAGTTAAAAGAAGAACGAAATCAAAAGCTAATGCTGCAACAGCAAGTGGCTGAAAGTCGTCCCAAAGCCGATTATTATGACCGGATTATGAAGTCGAAATCATTAGTTGCAATTAGTCAAATTGCTGAGGACTATGGTTGGTCAGCACAGAAGATGAACGCCAAGTTACATGACTTGGGGGTTCAATATAAAGTTGGCAAACAGTGGTTGCTTTATGCCAAGCATAAAAATCACGGTTACACTTTCAGCGAAACGGTTGATATTACTAAAAAGGATGGCAGCAGCGACGTAAAGATGAATACAAAGTGGACACAAAAAGGTCGGGTATTCATTTATAACTTGCTTAAAAATGACGGAGTACTGCCAACCATTGAAAGAGATGATGTGGCCTAAGTGTGGAGGTATAAAAGATGACTACTAAAAAATCTGATATTAAATTGCCTTCTGAGCTAATACTTGCAGTAGATGCAAAAACAGCAGCTGCAATGTTATCGAAAGGTGAAACCTATTTTAAAGAACACATTTTGGGAAGTGATAGGTTTAGGCGTTTGCACGTAGAAATACCGGAATCTCCTGGTAGCTTTTCAGTATCTAAATTGAAATTGTTCGCTGATGGGGAGAGTAGATATGAGTAATAATATTGCGATATATATTTTAGGTGTGTGTGCTCCCATAGTTTTGAAGCAATCTATACAAGCGCTTAGAGCCATGCACAAGCCGGTTACTGCTAAAGGTAAAGAACTTAGCGGTGAACTGTTTGGCCGTGGTGAAGTAGTAGGAGGTTCAGAATGGACGATTTAATTATTTTCATTTCCGGCGGACTGGCAGTACTTTGGTCATGGTTGATTTTAGAACATTTAGATAGACCACATAAGGTTCAAGACAGCAAGCAAAAGTTATTAGAGCCTTGGCAGGTAGCTGACCAGTGGTATAAGCATATTTCAGGAGATAAGTAATGAAAAAAATTGATTACAACGTAATTGAAACAGTTCAAAAATTCGTCATATCGACACTAGAAGACGAACAAACTAAATACAACCCAGGAATGGTTGAAAGTATAGCTAAGATATTAGGTGTAATAGAAGAATACGACCAACATATAATTGATGCTGTCAAAGGGTTCGTCGTAGAGACATTAGGGGACAAAACAAAAAACAACTCAGAAATGGTTGCAGCCATTGCTAAGTTGTTAGATGTAACTACTGATTAATCTTTAATTTTCAAAAATGTGACACTGTCAGGGTCAATAAAATATTTAGTTTCATGATCACCAAGAGAATCAGAAACTTCTAGTGAAACTTTTAGAACGTCAGTTAATCCTAAAAATTTATTGGCTTTAATATGTTCACCAGACGTCAGGTGAATTTCAACTGAGTTATCGTTTGAAAGAGCTTCTTGAATAAATCCTGTTACTGCTTTCATTTAGCTTTCTCCTTTCATTTAGGGACTAGGCAAATGAGCCAGTAAATTACTTGTATCAAAGCGGGAGAGAACAACAATGAAAAAGTCACAAAAAAAGACTAGCCGCCGCCAAGCTTAGCTAGTCAATAAAACAAAATACAGGAGAATTTTATCATGAATGAGCTAAAAATTGTAACTGAATTTGGCGAAATATACGGAATGAGCCAATTAACTAAACAACAAATCGCGAATATGTCTAACGATCAGTTAGAAGAATTTGCCTATATCAGTAAGTATATTGAACCCACTTTCAAAGCTGCCAAGGATGAATTGAAGAGGCGCTTTGAGACAGGGCAAAAGTTTAATCACGCTCAATATACAGAAAGTATGCGGGCTACTATTCCTGACAATGAGAAGAATAAACAGGCATTTTTTAAAAAGTACGGGTTAGATGCGTTTGCTATTAAAACTCCAAAGCAATTAAAGACTAAGTTTGGGGAAGACATTGAATCAGATTTAGATAAAGTGACTGTCTATAAACCTACGCATATTTTGAATTTGAAATAAGAGGCAAATTATGAAGATGTACAAAGCTGGAGAAATACCCACAGTTGGGAATATGTATTTCGTTTATGGCGACGGTGGTACTGGGAAGACAAGCCTAATCCGACAGTTCACTGGTAAAAAATTGTTACTAAGTTACGATGGATCAACTAATGCTATTGCAGATACTGATGATATTGATGTGATTGCGTTTAATTCAGAAGATGCACCGCAAATGCAAGGTCTGACGTTAACAGCGCTAACGAAGTTTATAGAGGGTCACGACGTTATCTTTATTGATAACGTAACCGCTTTACAGAACTGGGTACTGGAAAATATTGACGGTGCTTCAAAAGATGGCCGGCAAAATTATCAGAAGTTGCAACTATGGTTTCGAAATTTAGGAATGTGGTTGCGTAGTTCTAATTTAACAATTGTAGCTACAGCTCACCAAATTGATAACGGTCCGTCTGGATTAGATGGTAAGGGACGATTTGAGCCCGATATGAATACTAAAACATTCAACGCGTTTACTGCGCCGTTTGATGTAGTTGGACGTATTTATAAAGATGGTGATAAGCGTTGGATAGATTTAGACACAGAAAATGGAAATCACGCCAAAAATAGGTTAGATGATCGGAAAATGATTAACGCAGCAGAACTAATTCAAAACAAGGAAGAGGGATAAATATTATGTTTACAGTAAATTCAAAGAAAAAAGCAGGAACACGAATTGTAGAATTCGCAGGTAAGTATAACGTTGAAATATCAGCAGCAGAGTTTAAAATGTCGCAATCAAACCGAGAAATGATGGTTATAACTTATCGGGTCTTAGATGGAGAACAGGAAGGCAACATTATTCCTTATGACAGGTTAGTTGATGATAGTGCTGACGAGGGGGTTACGAATAAAACATATTTTTCTTATGAACGCATTAATTCTTTTCTTGTTGATGGATTACAGGTCGAGAACGGCATTCAGTTCGACTTAAGGCAAGCGTCTCAATTAGTCGGAAAACAATTGTCTGTGAATGTTGGATGGAAGAAAGATAACTACGATAACAAAACAAAATATCAATTAAAGGTGAAGTCATATCATCCACTAATGCAAGACGGATCGAAGCCAGATATGAATAAGCCTCGGCCGCAAGCACCAGACAGCAATTCTGGCAATAGTAATGCATTTAGTAATAGTCAACCATCTTTTGGTGCACAGCCCACAAACACAACCAGTAATCAGGACAATGCGAATTTTGGCAATGCGCAGTCTAGTCCGTTCACACAACAAGTCGCGCAAAGTCAAAAAAGTCCATTTGTTGGCGGGCAAACTGTTAATGATGACGATTTACCATTTTAGGAGTTAGTAATGGCACAAAGAAGAATGTTTAGTTCAAGGATTACTAGTAGTGCAAAGTTTTTAAAAATGCCATCCAGCACTCAAAATCTTTACTGGCACTTAGGACAAAATGCAGATGATGACGGAGTAGTAGAAGCTTATAACGTTATTAATTTAATTGGCGCTAAAGAAGATGATTTACGATTATTAGTTACGAAAGATTTTGTGAAAGTTTTGAACGAAGATTTGGTTGTTTTTATAACTGACTGGCGAGAGAACAATCGAATACGATCAGACCGCAAAATCGATTCAATATATAAAGATCTATTACTTCAGATAATGCCCGATGTTGAATTATTGTCCTCTAAACCCCGAGCTGATGCCAAACCAAAGGCCCAACAAAGTGTTAATAATCAGTTGACGTCCACTGGACGTCCAGATGACAACCAACGGTCCGCACAGGTTAGGTTAGGTAAGGTTAGGTTAGGACAGGTTAAGGATGATGATGATGATGAATATAATCAATCATTAGAAATTCAAAAATCGCCAGAAATTTTCCCTAAAACAACAATCGCTGAATTGTTAGCTGAAAATCCACAAGTGGAAGGATTGGTTAACGACTTGTTTTCAGATTTGATTGTAGATAATCCAGACCAAGCTTTTGAAGCAATTAATGCAGTCGTCGGTCAGTATTGGCGATTGAGAACGCTGTTAGATGATGGCAACGAAGTGCTTATTTTAAAAGAACAAGTACACGGCAAAGGTCAGGGAATACTTGCAGTTATTAAAGAGGCGTCAGAAGCCCAATTAGAGTACATGAAGGTACATTTAGCAAACTTTATTATGTTTGGCCGGTACTTTGAAAATGGATTGATAGACAGGATTAATACGGCAATTTCAAGCGGAGGTATCAGTAATGGCAATTAGTAATTTTGAATTGCAAAAGCTTGAAGGTAAGCGAGATGAATTGAAAAGAAGTTTTGATAAAAAAGCTGAAGATTTATTGAATTTATATGCCGGTGATGATGCAGTTCCAGGACTACTGGAAGATTTAATGGACTTGAATAAACAGTACAAGGATCAAGATGATTTTATCGAGAATAGAGGCTACAACGAATGATTCACCATAAGTTCAGATTTGACATTGAACCGCAGCAACAAGAACGCCCTCGTTTTTCGAAACGGGGCAGTTTTGTTAAAGTTTACGACCCAATCAAAACAGCTAACTATAAAAAGCGGTTGCGACTGATGGGAACAAAGTTCGCTGAAAGTGTGCCTAAAATCGACGAGAAGACGCCTATCCACCTTGAAGTTACGTTTTACCGTCAATTACCTAAAAGTGCCACAAAGTGGCAGAGAAGGCTCGTTAAGCTTGAAAAATGGTTACCGGTAACTAAACCAGATTTATCGAATTATATTAAAGCGTTCGAAGATGGATTAAATACTGTTTTGTGGCACGACGATAGTCAAATTGTCGACATTGTGGCCAAAAAGCGGTTTGGCGATCCACGAATTGAAGTGGAACTTATTGAATTGGAGCAAGGAAAGAAAGATGGATAAAGAGTATAAATACAAAGCACGCAATCTAATCAAAGCACTGTATTTGATAATGGAATGGCTAGTAGTCTGCGCTCTATCAACTTATTGGGTACTTGTAACTGTTGATTTCGCTTTGAAGATAATGACAATCGGATACATTTTTACAGCCGGTGGCACGTTGATTTTGGCGCTGATGGGTATTTATTCAGTGTTTATTATCAAAAAGTTAATTGATGATTTTCGGAGGATCAGAGATGAATAGAATTAAAGAGTTACGGGAGAGTCAGAAAATTTCACAGACGTCATTAGCTTGGAAACTCGATATGCCCCAAAACACGATTAGTCAGTGGGAATCTGGTAAAAGAAAACCATCGAGATATGCTGTTAAATTTTTAGCTGATTATTTCAAAGTTAGTTCCGACTATTTAATGGGTTATGAAGAATGAAGTACGCATATAAAAATAAAGACGGGCTTTATTTCAAAGAACACTATCTGAAAAGTGGTAAGAGAGATTGGCAGTTTACTGATGATTTAAATCAAGCTTATACAGAACGCATGAATACTGCACAGTATGGACGACATATTAAGAATAAGTTTGATGGGCACGAATTTGAAGAGGTTGAGCTATGAAAGGTAAAAGAGCAAAATACGTAGTTTATGATCGAGATGAATTACTAGTGACGTTAGGTGATGTATTTGATGTTTCTGACTTTTTAGAATTGACAGTAGCTTCAGTTTACAGCGCAGTGACGAGAAAAAGTGTTACACAAAGTGGATATACAGTTGAAAGGTTGTAGATGGTGACTAGGGGGCAATAGATGGCTGATAAGTTAGATAAATTACTGACTGATTATTTCACTGGTAGATTGGATATATTAATCAAGCAGAGGGAACAAGAGTTGAGAAATCCAAAGCGTCCAGAAGACCTAAACAAGGATATTAAAGCAGCTAACTCATACAGCAATGCAGTTGAAAATATACTGATGAAACTGGAAGATGATGATACTTTGCAACAGTTAGAGAATCTAAGAGGACAAATTAAAGCTTTGGTTGATATGTTTGATGATCAGCATAAGCAAGTTTACTTTGCGAGATATCGAAATAAATTGAGTTGGAAGACGATCGAGTGGACCTATTTTGTTGATGAACGAACAGGACGTAGGTGGTGCAATGAATTAAAGATTTTGCTATCAGAATATAATATTATATATTATTGAAAGCGATGAGTTATTGTTAAAAGATTAATTATTTTGATTTAGTAATTTGGATTAAGTACAATATATTAATACGATTAGGTTATAATTAACATCTAAAATTAAATATTGGGGAATGCCAAAAAAATGAAAAAAAAGAATTTATTAGTCAAGCCATTTGTAAAATGGGCGGGTGGAAAAAGACAATTACTAGAAGATATAGAGTATTTTTTACCAAAAGGAATAAAAAATTATTATGAACCCTTTGTTGGAGGGGGTGCCGTTTTTTTAAGTATGCAATTTAAAAATACTACGATAAATGATTTTAATTCAGAGTTAACAAACGCTTATATGGTTGTTAAAAATAATGTAGAAGAATTAATCGAAGTTTTGAGAATGCATCAGAATAATAATAGTAGTGACTATTATTATTCTGTACGTGCGTGGGATAGAAATTATGAGATTGATAAAAAAACTGATATAGAACGAGCAGCTAGATTTATATATTTAAATAAAACAGGATTTAATGGATTATTTAGAGTTAATTCGCAAGGGCAAATTAATGTACCTTATGGTAGTTATAAAAATCCAGCAATAGTAAATGAAGATATCTTGAGGGCAGATTCAAGGTATTTGAATGAAAACAATATTAAGATATTAAATGGAGATTATGCAGAAGCATTAAAAGGTGTACAGAGAGGTGATTTTGTTTACCTCGATCCCCCATATGCTCCTGTTTCAGAAGATAAGAATAGTTTTGTTGGATACACGTTAAACGGATTTGGTTTTGAGGAACAGCAAAGATTATTGTCTATTTTTGATGAATTAACCAAAAAAGGTGTATATGCTATGATGTCTAATTCTAGTGTACCTGCTATACATGATTTATATAAAAAATATGCTAAAACTACGGCCATTGTTGGAGCTACTAGAAATATAAACAGTAAGTCTTCTGGTAGAAATAAAGTTGATGAAGTAATAGTCATGAATTATAATTACAAAAACAATGAAATTATAAAGGACTAATATTAATGTCAAGCAAATTAGATGAATCCTGGGAAAAATTATTTGATAAATATAATATATTAAGTGAAATTGAGAGTAACAATATTTTTGAAATATCAGCCGATGATATTAAAGAATTTAGAGAGCCTAGGCTGATGACTAAATTTGATTGGTCAAAAAGCAGGCCTGAATTATTTCGGAAAAATCAATTATCAATATTGCCAAATAGTAGAGGTACTTATGTTATTGGTAAATTTAAAGCTTATGAATCGTTGAATTATCAAGAGCTAAAGCCAATTAATGTTTCAAAACCAGACTGGGTTAGATCGTTTGATAAATTCTCTGTTACTTCGGAATCGGTCGCGTTAAATTTAGCTCAAATGACTGGTATGATAGATCAAGTTATGGGAACAAATGTGGGAGAGCCTGATGCTGTTGATACTATAACAGGTAGATTAAAGTCAGGAGATTTTAAATATAATATTGATTTATTAGGTGGAATGGGGGATAGTTTTGAATTTGAAGTAGGAAATTCTCAAGTTGAAATTGATGCTGGTTATGAAAATATAAGTAATCTTGCTGTTATTGAAGCGAAAAATAGAATACCAGAAGATTTTATGATTAGACAACTTTATTATCCGTACGTGGGATATAATAATTTAAATACAAGAAAAAAAGTACTACCAATCTATTTTACGCATGCTGATGATATATATGGATTTCATATATTTGAGTTTAAAGATATAAATAATTACAGTAGTATAAAGAAGGTTAAGCAACTCAATTTTATTATTGATGAAAATTTAGAAATTCATTTAGATGATGTAAAGTATATTAGTAAAAACAGCCCAAATAATGATGAACCGAATAATATACCATTCCCACAGGCTGACAATTTTACAAGGATTTTAGATATACTCAAATATTTAGGTTCTCCCCAAAACGGTGAAAATTTAGCAATTAATTATGGATTTGATAAAAGACAAGGTGATTATTATGGTAATGCCCTTGTATATTTAGGACTAGCTTTTAGAAATAATCATAAGTTCGAATTAACTGGAATTGGTAAAATAATATCTAAAATGTCTAACAATAATTCTAGAAATAAAAAAATAATAGAATTGGTTTTATCACATAAAATATTTAATTTAGTTTTCGAAAACACTTTAAATAGTGGTGGTGAGTTCGATAATGAATATATTAAAAAAACACTTTTACAATATTCTCCAAGCGTAGGTTCAGAGTCCACTGCTAGTCGTAGAACTAGTACAGTTAAAAACTGGATTAGTTGGGTTTTGGAACAAATTATATAAAAAGCTATACTATTCAAGTTTTTTTGATGTATAGCTTTTTTATTTTGAATTACTAAATTTTAAAAGTATTGATTTTTAATTACAGATATATAATACTTTTAATTAAAATAAAATTAAGAGGGTGGTATTTATGATAAAGGGTGGTTCTGGTGGTGAAAAAACCAATTTGAATGGACTAACATTTGAAAATTCTACAGATTTAGTTAGTAAAATTAATGATGATTTATCAGACAAATATGAAATAAAAGAACATATTTTTCCGAAATCATTTAAATCAGTGTTTAAGAAAAATAAAAACATATGGGATGTTTATCGCAAAGATGAAGATAAAAAAATTGGAATTATAACAAAAAAGAAACAATTTTATAATGTTTTGAGGGAAATATACAATTTAGAGAACATACATTCTAAAACTTGGGAACCAGATGAAGCTTTTTTTAACTTAGAGAGAGGGACGGTATTTATCGTTGAAAAAAAGTTTCAGACAGGTCCCGGTTCAGTCGATGAGAAACTTTTTGGATTTAACGCTAAGAGAATAATATACCAGGAAATTTTTAATCAAGAAGATAAAGAACCTAATATTCCGATCGAATTTGCTACTTTATTAAACTCATCATATTGGTTACATAGAAAGTATAAAGACGAAAATGGTGTAGAAAAAGTAAAAAGTAATTATTATCACGATTACTTTAATTCTTTAAGAAATAATGGTATTCGGATAATGTTCGATAAATATGATTATTGGTGGTTCGGCCTATAAATAATATAAGTATATTAATATTTCGGAATAATTTAAATGCTAATTTTAAAGTTACATATAGGACATATCTATTTAATATAAATCACGCGTTAAATAAATGATTCCAAATTTTTTTGAAATCTCACCCTAAATTAATAGCAATGTCTATAGGGTTGTTGATTTTTTATTTTAAAAAATGAAAGGTATCGATATGGCTACAGAAGAGTTAACAGGTTATATATTTCCACATCCCAAGAGAACAGAATTTTTAGTTGACTTAGATGAACTTAATCGAAATGATTTACGAAAATTGGCTGGTGTTAATGATTTTGGAAAATTGCGTAAATGGAAAATTTTTGCAGACGATTTAAAAGGGAATCAAGATCCGTTTGTTTGGAATAAAAATTTTTTGAATTCATATTGCAAGAAACCTTGGAATAGAAAATATTGGAATGGTATTAAATATATTATTTGGGTGTCATCAACAGACGACGGTAAAATATATTGTGATTTAGTTATGTTGATAAAAGAGTATTCTGCTTGGGAAAATTTTGTAACCCCGCTTTATGATGGTAATTTGTTTGCAAATAGAGATCATTATGCTAGATTCGAAGAACATACCACAGATAATCAAAGAAATAATGCTAATAATATGACTAGAACAACCTTAAAAGGCGATTCTGATAAAAGTTTTCAGCCTTTGGATGAAAATGGAGAGTTAATAGAGATTAGTGATATATTACGTAGTAATAATGTGTCTATTATAAAAGCAAAGGATAAAAACGGTAAAAATGTTCAGAATAATATTATAAAATTATATGATTCAAATTCAAAACAAATTTATGAAGACATTATTGAAAGAAGTGCTTTTAAAATTAAAGGAAATAGTTTAGCAAAAATAAGAGCTTTTATGAATGATGAAATAGATAAATTTATTAATACATGAAATTATATTTATTTAGATTAAATGATGTCCGTTTTTGTCTAAAAAAAGGTGTTAAATTTGTATTATCGAATAATTAATATTGAAGCAGTGATTCAAGGCGTCGAATCATTGCTTTTTTATTCGATTAAATAGTGGTAAATGCAGGAGTTGATCTTGTTCAATTAATGTATTGATAGATTATAAAATTCTTGTAAGTTGCAACGATTAACCACTATGTACTAGTACCAGGTCGACAAAAGCAAGCCAATTCTAAAGTTATTTTAAAAATAGAAATTGGTTATGAAACCGCATGCTGGTCAGGTTTCAAAAATAGTTGTTATTTAGGTGATTTTTTAATCAGGAAGGTTAATAGTATGGACTTGTATAATCGTTTGGATAAAAATAATGCAGCCGTTTTGATGGTTGATCATCAAACTGGTTTGATCTCAGGATTCGTTCGTGATTTTGGTGTTGATGAATATCAACAAAATGTTGAAGCAATGGTAGACATTGCGAATTACTTTAAATTACCAACTGTTTTATCTACAAGTATGGAAAGTGGACCAAATGGACCGCTTATGTCATATATTTCAGAAAATCTACCTAATGCTCCGAAGATTGAGCGCCCTGGAGAAATTAATGCGTGGGATAATCCTGACTTCGTTAAGGCTGTTGAGGATACTCAGAAAAAGCAATTAATTATTTCTGGTGTGGTTACGGATGTATGTGTAGCTTTTGTTGCTTTGTCAGCTATTAATGCAGGTTATGAAGTTTTCGTTGTAGCGGGTGCATCAGGAAGTTATGAAGATAAAATTGCTCGTGACGCTCTTAATCGTATGACTAGCGCGGGTGTTCAGGTTATGAGCTGGTTCTCAGTAGCTAGTGAATTACACCGTGATTGGCGTAATGATGTTGAAGGATTTGGTCAATTGGTTCAGTCACATTTCCCTGCATACAAAAATGTTGTAACTAGTTTCAATGCTAAGAATTAAAAATATTTAGAAAGATTAGGTAAGATAATTTTCACTAAATATTAGATGTTTCTTAGTTAATGTTATAGTAGTGGCGGAATAGGTAGACGCATATCTTTAGGCAGGTTGAAATAGCCCACGAATACTAAGATAGATTTAAAATCCAAAATCATGTAAGGTGCAAATCCTTACCTACTATGTTAAAGCAATGATAAATTTACCCATTTCCAATGTACCTAGTATTTATAGCTATCTTTTTGTACTATGTATGTATTGGAGGATGAAAGCTATGAATAGAGAAGGTTTGTTAGAGATGATAAATAATCCAGAATCAATATTAAAGGCTGATAAAAAACACTTGAGGAAAGAATGAGGCAGCGAAAATTAACTGCTGATGAGCAAACGGAAGCTATGATTGATACATTAAAAGATAAAGGTCGAGAATCTGTGTTGAATATACTAAATGGAGATTTAGGGAGTCTCATTTTTGATGTAATTGAAACTGGTGATAAACTAGGACAAAATATAGCTGATATGAAAAAATCTTTGGTAATTGCTTCTTACGTGCAAAAATCAGATGATCACGAAAAGGCGTTACAACATATTATTGAATTAATTACAGATCCATATGGACTGACATTATATTCAAAATTAACTTAAATACTTAATGGTTCACCAGCAGATAATGATACATTAGATGTTTTAGCAAACGTTTTAAGAAATATAAGTGATGATGATGATTTAAAGGAACACTTTTCAGATAAGAGAGTTGTACTTTCTATGATTGCCAAACTATCACCACTGGCACTTTTGGTACTGCAAAGAAATACTATTTACTGGCCGATTATGAAATTGCCGAAAGGTGGGGGTTTCATTTCTGGTGGAGTATTGAGCGGTGACCATAGTGAGTATATCGCTCAGGAGTTATTAAAGAGTGGAAAGTTTAACAATATTTCAAAAATGTCTTTAGGGTTAGCAATCAAAGAATTAGAAGCAAATGGGTTATGTTTTACAAGTGCAGGAAATATTACAGGAACGCCTGAATATCAAATTATGATACAAGAAGTTCTAACAGAGGCAGGCAAAGATGTATATGACTTAATTAAGTGATGTCAATAAGGTATATTTAATAGGATATTAGATTTTGTATTATTACTCCGATATTTTTTAGCGGTATATGATGTTTATCATATTGAAGCAATGACTTAGGTTGTTGCTTTTTGTTATAATCTATCTTTGGAGGTAGGTTATGTTAAATAATAGAATTGCTGAAAAAGTTGATTATACAAATGTAATTGATATATGGGATCGGTCAGTTAAGGCTACTCATCATTTTCTATCAGAGGAAGATAAAGATTTCTATCAAAATATTATTCCTAATTTTTTTGAGGAAGTTGAATTGATGTTATGGTATGACGATGAAGCGTTGATTGGATTTAGTGGTGTAGACGGTCAAGAGTTAGTAATGCTATTTTTGGACCCACAATTTATTGGTAAACATTATGGAACTCGAATTATAGATTGGCTGAAAATGAATAGAAACATTAACAGTATCGACGTTAATGAGCAAAATGAAAATGCATTAAAATTTTATTTGAAGCAGGGATTTGAGATAGATTCAAGAAGTGAAAAAGATGGGTTTGATAAGCCATATCCAATTTTACATTTAAAGAATATTAGCGTCTAATATTTGTTAGGCGTTTTTTGTTATAATTCATCTTTGGAGGTGTGTATGAAAAAAATAATAGAACATCAAAAACCAGAAATATATATAGATAGCTTTCCAGTCGTTCCTGTAGATGATATTTATTATAAAATGAACGACTCTTTTAATGATGAAAGATATGATGAAACTGTTAGTTACGCTCGTTCGATGATTGAATCCACATTCAAATATGTATATGGGATAATTAAAGGAAATAGTGTTTCTGAAGATTTAAAAAGACAACCTAAACTACATGAATTATCAGTAATGACATTGAAAATATTTAACAATGAACTAGCCAATAGTGAAAATGTCATTAAAATGACTAAACAAGTTATAGATATAATTGATGCAATTGGAAATATGAGAAATGATACTGATTCAGCTCATGGTCCAGAAAGACGAACTATTCCAGTCAATAAAATAGAGGCTAGATTTGTAAAATTCAATGCTGAGAGTATTGTTCAGATGATGTTAGATTTGCTCTTTACTAAGACTCATTCGTTAAAGAGAAATGCTGTAAATGGAATAATTGATACAAATGGATTAAAAAAATATAATGCTTCATCCTATAAGGATGAAGAAAGAGATATCAGTTATTTAGTTTTGCCCGATTCTGGCATTATTCATCAAGTTGAATTAACTTTACCTAGTCATACAAATTTAGAATTAGATAGTGAATTTTTCTCAGAACATATTGCTGATTTTGTTGAAGACGATGTTACGTCGGAAGATGTTTCTGAAAATGGTATTCATAAATATAGGTATTATTCTAAAAAGAAAGATTTTTATTATGATGTACTAATTCAAAATAATGTCATATATATTTCAAGAGAATTTTAATTACAAATAGATTTAATTAGATATATGGGCGTCTAACAAATGTTAGGCGTTTTTTTGTAGGAGAAAAAAACATGCTATTTAACATTATATGTGTATTAGGTTTGACAGTAATGGGACTGCTTTTGTTTGGGGCGGTTCTATTTTTGTTTTATATGGTTGTGATGGTTATTGAAATGATGATTAAAGAACTAATTAAAGTGTGGAAGGAATGAGCAAAGATTATAGACGATTAGAAGATCAGATAATTGGTCGATTGGATAAAGAGAAGAAGCGATAGCAAGAAGCTAAGAAGAAAGGTGGTGGTGATATGACATGACAGATAAATGGGAACAGGCAGAGAATGATTATTTAGCTGGAATGAAGCAAAAAGACATAGCCGCTAAATATGATGTTTCATTAAGTGCTGTAAAATCTTGGAAATCTCGAAAATGGGGCAAAGAAAAGGTCGCAACCAAAAGCAAAAAGGTCGCAAAAAAAGTTGCAGCTAAGTCGCAAAAGGTTGCAACCAAAAATAACGTTAATGATGTGATTGATGAGCTAGATGAATACGGACTTACGGATAAGCAGAACCTGTTTGTAGTGCGGTATTTGAAGTCATTTAATGCAACTCAGGCCTACATGGATGCATATAAAGTTGACTACAATACTGCTAATGCAAGCGGCCCAAGGATGTTAGTAAATGTTAGTATTCAAAAAGCTATCAAACGTATCAAAGCAGCTCGATTTAAGGACGTTGCAGTTGATGAAAATGATTTGATTGCACAATTGGCCAAGCAAGCATTTGCTGATATTGGTGATTATGTGATTATCGGAAGTCACGATGAATATAAAACCGATGAAAACGGCAACGTTTTGGATGTTGATGGCAATCCAGTGATTCATCACAAATCTTACGTTCAGTTAGTTCCGGGTGATCAAGTTGATACGTCGTTAATTAAAAAAGTGACCGTCGGAAAAGACGGCCCGATTGTTGAACTGTTTGATAAGACTAGGGCGCAGGAAAAGCTTTTGGATCTATTGCTTGGTGTTGATGATGCTAAGGTCCGAAAGACAATAACTGATGCAAATATAGCAGAGGCTAAGTTGGAACAAATAACAGCAAAACAAGACGATATTGAAACCGGATTGACCAACGTGATGGATTTGTTGATGAAGGGAGAAGACAATGATAGAGACGCTTAAAAATGCATATACATTAAAGCAACGCGAAGCTTTACATGTAGCATTTGATGGGGATTTTCGGATGTTAATACTTCACGGAGCTGTGCGCACAGGTAAAACTGTTGTCAATAATGATGCCTTTGTAGCTGATGTCTTGAGAATTAGCCGTTTACCTCAACAGGAACGTGGTAGGCGTCCTCAATATATATTAGCTGGTTATTCAAGTTCCACACTTCAAAACAACGTCTTGAATGAATTGACTAATAAATATGGGTGGGAGGCTAAATTTGACCGTCACGGTAATTTCATGCTGTTTGGGGTACAAATTGTCGTTACTTATACTAATTCAGAGCGTGGGGTTGGTTCTATCCGTGGTATGACAGCTTATGGGGCCTACATCAATGAGGCTTCATTAGCTAATCGTGCTGTATTTGATGAAATTTTAAGCCGTGTGTCTAAACCAAACGCACATATTTTTGTTGATACTAATCCAGATACTCCAACACATTGGTTAAAGACAGATTACATTGATAATAAAGATCCAGATGCCCGGATAAAGAGTATCCAATTTGTTTTAGATGATAATACTTTTTTGTCAGATGACTATGTTAAATCGCTAAAAGCTGAAACTCCTAGCGGGATGTTTTATGATCGCAAAATTCTCGGACGTTGGGTTAATAGCGAAGGAGCTGTTTATCGCGATTTTGATGAATCTAAAAACTTCGTAAAAATTGATGACATTCCACCAATAGTGAATTATTTTGCTGGCGTTGACTGGGGATATGAGCACAAAGGTGTAATACAAGTCTGGGGTGAGGATAATAACGGAGCTGTATATTTGTTAGATGAACAAGCTAAGCAGCACCGAGAAATTGATTATTGGGTAGACATTGCAAAGGGCTATGAAAGTAAATATGGCAAGCTTGTATTTTGGTCTGATTCAGCTCGTCCTGAGCACGTTGATAGGTTTATTGAAGAAGGCTTAGATGCTCGTAATGCCGATAAACGCATTCTGAAAGGTGTTGAAGATGTGGCTCAGCGCATTAAGCTAGATAAGCTATTCGTAGTTAAGGATAATGCTCAAGAATTTGCCAAAGAAGTATTTGATTATGTATGGGACGAGCGTAGTGGAAAGCCTATTAAAGAGAATGATCACTCAATGGATGCTGCTAGGTATGCTATTCATAATCAATTCGCCGAAAATAACAAAGTTCAGATTTTGGAAGGTATTTTTTGATGGTATTAAAATTTAGAGATGATAAGTTGTTGGCCGACGAAAACGATGTATTCTATTTTGATCAACAAAGCGATGAAATTATAGACGAGAAAGAGCTAGGAGAATTAATTAGCGTACATTCACGTAATGTTGTAAGACGCTTCAATAAATTGATGCGTTATTACTTAGGTAAGCACTCAATTTTAAATAAGCAAAGCAAGTCGAAAGGTAAGCCGGATAATCGAATTATTATTAATTTTGCGAAAGAAATTGTTGATAATGAAGTGGGATATTTTGCTGGAACACCAGTTAAATTTGATTATGATGAAAATGGTGTCAGCAATAATGAAATTGATAAGCGAATCGCCGACTTTGTAAATATTAATATGTTGTCTGACACAGTAGCCGAGTTAGCCAAGCAGGTCGATATTTTCGGACGAGCTAACGTGTTGTTATACCAAGATGAGGATGCTAGCACTTTAGTTAAGCCTATTGATCCTAGGCAGTCATTCATCGTTTACGATACCAGCATTAATAAAAATAAATTATTTGGAATCTATTACAATCAAATTAAGCGAAACGGGACAGTGCGTGGAGTTCTTTATACTAAAACGCAATGTTTTGAGTTTACAGGTAATACGTCCGGGGAAATTATTATGGGAGATGCAATTGATAATGTATTTCAAGACGTCCCATTGGTGGAATTTTATGCATCTGTTGAACGGCAAGGGTTATTTGAACAAGTAATATCACTGATTGATTCAGTTGAGCAAGCATTTAGCAATAAAAATAATGATATTGACTACTTTGCTAATACAATTATGAAGATCGTGAATGCTGCTATTAAGCAAGAAGACGTTGAGGCAATGATTGATAAACGTCTATTAAATGTTAAAAGTGTTTCTGGTGAAGGCGGTGGAGTTGATATCGATTTCTTAAATAAGCCCGATGCCGATAATATTCAGGAGCATTTCTTAGAACGCGCAATCGATTTTATTTATTCAAAATCAAACAGTGCTAATTTTAATGATGAGGTGTTTGGTAATGCGTCAGGAACGGCACTTGAGTTTAAGCTTCAGTCAATGTCTAATGCTGCAGGTATGAAGGAACGTAAATTTAAGACAGCACTGAAACAGGTTTTCAAGCTTGCATTTCAAGTAGGGGCCACGCTTCCATACGCTCCAGGAGCTGAAAAGAATATCAGTATGACATTTAAGCGAACGATTCCGCATAATGTTCAAGATGAAGCTAATACAGCTAAAACGCTGTTAGATGTCACTGATGAGCACACGGCCCTTTCTGCATTATCGATTGTTGATGACCCAGATGCTGTAATTGAAGCAAAGAAGAATGACCAAAGTGGTAAAGCGGAAAATATGTTGGATATGATAAAACAGACGGAGAGCAGCGACAACAATACTTCTGACAAGGAGTAGTTAGTATGACGTTATTAGAAGAAAAGATTCATTTATTAAATACACAAAAACACGATGTTGAGCTTGATAAACAGGTATCAGATATCATTGAACAATATGAACCTTCAATTAGCGCTGAACTAAGCGCTTTTTTTGTTGGCCACAGTATTGACGGTTATATGAATACAAACATTTTAAAAACAGCTCCTAAAACGAGTGATATATCTAAGTTGAAGCAGTGGGTTAAGCCTATTCACAAAATTAATGAAAAGCAGGTAAATAAACGTAAATTAGCGTATGTAAGCTTAGGTTTGGCAGATATGGAAATGTATATTCAATCAATGGTGGGATTGTTGTTGCTACCTACGGGGATGTACCTATATCAAATGTTTACTGAAGAGCTATCCAAGCAGTTTACTGATGAGTGTCAGCGACAGGGTGGGCAACAGCGAGGATTAAAGTCTGATGTTGCAAAACGTCTTTCCAAAATTAGCTTTAATGATTTAAAGCCAGAGCAGGCTTTTTGGAAGAGCTTTGACTTAACTGTGGCTAATTTATCATTGGAGCTAAATGAAGCGGTTAAACAAGGCGTTAGTAGCCAAGAATGGCAAAAGATTGTAGGTGGCTAGATGGACTACGAAGATTATTCAGATAGTGACTTTGAAGCTGAATTAAGCGCCTATGTTAAAGACCATAAAAATCAGCAGGAAAAAGATGACGCCGAAAAGCACAAACGGTTAGGTGAAATGGTTGGTGGTTTTATGGGCTTGTGGTGGTATTTGCGCTCATTTCGTAGCTCCGCCATTCGTAACATTAAAACCTATTCGGCAGTCGCTGATAGAGAAGCTAAGCTTGATGCATGGGAACGGCTAGATAACCCCAAGGTAACGTTAATCAATGAATTTGGTGCTTGCGAGAAATGTATTCCATATCTTGGCCAAGAATATACTTTGGAAGAAGCTAGAGCGATTATTCCTATTCACTATAATTGTCGCTGCACATTCGTATTAGTTGAAGAACCAGCATTGGTATCTGGTCTGATTGCTGGCGCTTTTAGAGAACAAGAAGATGATACTAATCGTGATAAGGAAGATGATGACAATGCAACTGCAGAATTAAATGCAGAAATAGAGGCATGGCTTGATAAGTATGACATAATATCTGATATTCCACAGAAGGTTATTGAAGCTCAAAATAAGCATATTCCAGAGTCAAGTGACTTTATTCCTGGGCGAAGTTATCTGTTGCCCGATATGTACAAAAAAGTTCCAGGAACTAAGAATAAGTTTGATTACACGTCGATTGAAACGTTGTATAATAAGTACAAATGGAATGCTGACTGGGCAGAATTTGGAAACGGTAATGTTAGGGCTATTGTTACAACAAACCGTTATATTGGGTATGTTGTTTTTAAGGATGGTTCTAAGATGTTAACGAATAAATTTACAGTTCATTATAGTCGTAAAAAAGGCGGATATCATATAGTTCCGACACTAAAATAAATTGGGAGGTTACATTGATGATTAATTGGGAGCAATTGACGTTAAATCACAATAAAATATCATTTGAGTATAATGGGAAGACCATTACCGGTGTAGTTAATTATTATTTTGATGAAGCTGATGAATATGATGAAGATCCAGATGAGCGAATTGAGTCTTCTTTTACTTTAAAAGGTTCAAAAGTTGCAAAAGCTTATAACATTCGTGAAGTATCCAACGTAAAAATTTTAGATTAATAAGCGTTTAGTACATTGTTACTAAGCGCTTTTATTATGCCCAAAACGTGCTCATGGCTTAAAAAGGTGCAAGGAAATTCATTGCTGACGAGCATTAAACGGAGGAAAGTATATGGCTGAAGAATCAGGTAGTGCAATAAATGAACAAACAGTTGAGAGCGAAGTCACCTTTACGGAGGACCAGCAAAGCAAGGTTGATGAGTTAATCGGGAAACGCTTAGAGCGAGAGACGGCTAAGAATCAAGATGCAATTAACCAAGCGGTAGCTAAGGCTAAGGAGCAGTGGCAGGCAGAAGCAGAAGAGAATGCGAAGTTATCTAAGATGACCGATGCTCAAAAGCAAGAACACGATCAACAAAAGCAAAACGAAGCTTTAGAAGAAGCTAATGCCGAAAAAGAAACATTGAAGCAAGAACTTAATCACTTAAATATGGTGAATGCGGCTTCAAGTTTATTGGCAGATAAGGGTGTCGTGGCTGATGAAGCTACTTTGAAGTTTGTTGTGCGTGAAGATGCTGATGCTACTCAAGAAGCTGTGGAAGAGTTTGTAAAGTTAGTTGAAGACAAGGCTGAGGCTAAACGTCAAGAAACGCTTAAGGGTTCAACGCCGAAAATTGGTACAGGTAATGGAGGTCAAAGCAAATCATTTGGAGCATTAGCTGCTGAACGGGTAAATCAGCAAAATAATGCTGATGTGGCCGATGATTTCTTTGGCATCAAAAAATAGGAGGATAAGAGATGAAGTTTAAGACAAAAACAGTTGACCAAATTAATTGGTTAGCTTCTTCGCATATGCAAGCGTTCACTGAACAAGCGGTCAATGATATGCAAAGTGGTGAAGCGTTTAAGAAGAACGGTGCAGTTGTAGGTTTGGTTGTTAATGATGTTAAAGCGACTGCAGAAGATCCAATGCCAATTTCAGTTATGTATGAAGGTTGGGTTATCGCTGGTAATTTACCAGTCGAACTATCAGACGCCGATAAGGTGGCGTTAAAGGCTTCTGGAATTAAGTTCCGGGGTGAAGAAGGAACTAAGACTGAAGACAAGCCATCAGAACCCATCAAGAAATCAAAAGAAGGAGTTAAATAATGAGTGATATTTTTGAATTATTTCCACATCAAGACATTTTAGATTATACAAAAGCAATTCAACCTACCAATTTGTTAGGTGCTTCATTGTTTCCAAGTCGTAAGGCACAGTCAAATGATATTAAGATTTTGACATCAGGAACAACAACTCCAACGATTGCTCATGTCCATGCTTTTGATACAGAAGCTGAAATTGGTTCACGTACAGCAAAGGTCACTGAGCAAGAACCATTCTTTGTCAAGCGTAAGATGGTTTTAAAAGAAGATGACTTGGTTAAGCTGCGGACGCCACGAACGCCAGAAGAACAATCATATATCCAAAATGAGGTTTATAACGACACTGGTAATTTGATTCGGTCTATTGAAGCAATGGCTGAAAATATGCGTATGCAAGCGTTGATGAAGGGTAAAATCAATGTAAAGGGTGCTGACGGTAATGCTTATAAGGTCGATTATCAAATCAATAAAGCACATCAAGGAACGGCTGATTTTTCTGATGAGAGCATTGATCCAATCGAGACAATTATGAGTTGGGCTCAATTGGTAGATGTAGCTCCAACTCGTGCTGTATTGTCAGCTAAGGCTTTGGCTGCATTGCGTAAGAACCCCAATGTAATTGCCAATATTTTCGGGTCTAACAATGGTCGGACAGTTATGCAGTCAGACTTAGATGCGTTTATGACATCAAATGGGTTGCCAGTTTTGCGCGCATACAACGGAAAGTATAACGAAGTAGGATCTAATGGGAAGTTAGAATCTCATAGTTATGTTGATGATAATGGATTCGCTATGTTCGCTGATGGAATTGTTGGAGAAACTGTCTATGGATTGACTCCGGAAGAATCACGAGCCGTAGCTGCTGGTGATGTAACTTCTTCTGAAGTTGGTAATGTTTATACAGATATGTATGAAGAGTTGCATGACCCAATTCGGACAGTTGTTAAGGCTTCTGCGATGGTAGTTCCAACTTTGGCACAAGCTGATAATATTTTCCAAGCAACTGTTTTGAAGTAAGGAGGCTTAAAATGGCTCAATTGAGTGAAAAAAGCACGGTTAATGACATCAAGGACGTTCTTGATAAGCTGAAGATTGAGTATCCAAATTCAGCAAATAAGAGCGAATTATTGAAGCTGGTCCCAACAGAAGAAGGGACTGGCGAAGAAGGACCATCGGAAGGAGATAATAACACTCCCCAAGACAATATTGATACTCATACTCCAGTAGTGGGTGTGAAGCCTGATATAACTGATCCAATCATTGATGTACCAGATGAGCCGACAGTTCCAGATGTACCAATGAAACCTGAGGGTGATAGTTGGTCTGATATTATTATGGGCGGTGGTCAAGACGGACCTAAGAACAACATTCCAGAAGAAAATTATTATACGGTTGTCGAAGGTGATACATTAGTTTCAATTGCTAATAAGTTTGGGACATCAGTGGCTAAAATTAAAAAGCTAAACGCAATGACTTCAAATGTTGTTCGAATTGGTCGCAAGCTTAGATTGGTGTAGCCATGGCTAGTGTATTAGAAGTAGTTAGGCGGATTAAGATTGTTGCGCCTCAATTCGACAGTTTGAACGATGAAACGTTAACTACATTGGCCAATGACGCAATTCTAGTCGCGCAGGAAGATGGATTTAAAGGCCCGATGTTAGTGATTGCAGCTAGTTATTTAGCAGCCCATTATGCCAGTGTAGTTAATAGTAAAAATAGCAATGTAGTGAAGCAAAAACTGGCTGTTATGGAAGTTACTTATAAAAATGATTCGTTTAAAAGTGATTACTTAAACCAATATAATAATTTGTTAAATACGCTGACGGACCATGGTAAAAATAAGGTTACTTTTATTTAGGTAAGCGATATGGAAATAGGTTTTAATACAACGGTTGAAAGCAACTTTGATTTAAATGAAATTATTTCGCGTATGAAGTCCGTAGAGGGCAAAAAGGTGGAAGCTGGAGTGTTCGGTGGTTTTGCCGAAAAGAAAGCTATGTGGAACGAATATGGAACTAGCAGAGGTATTCCGGCTCGTCCATTCTTACGCAATAGCCAATATGAGCATGAATCTGAGTGGAGTCGTCAAGTAGGACGGGATATGGTTGAAGTGTTTAGAGGTTCAATTAGTGGACAAGCAGTTGGATTAAAGCTTGGCCAAAAGATGGCAGATGATATTAAAGCGACAATTGATGCCGGTAATTTTGCAGCATTATCCGCTTCAACAATTAGACGTAAGGGCTCAAGCCGTCCATTGATTGACACCGGCGATATGCGCGCTTCGATTACACACAAGGAGTATTGATTATGGCATTTTATTTGGATATGGACTCATTGATCCAAATGTTTGGCGTTCCTTTGACAGTCCTCGAGGGCAAGAATGAGGGACAGTGGATTGATGGTGTGTGGCAGGAAAGCTCTACTAATTCGGTTGAATTGAATGAACCATTTTTAACTTTTGAAATAGTCGGGTCAATGTTGGCAGGAATACTGGAAAGTAACGATTCCGGGGAGCAATTGACTGATAAAGCTGCATGGTTTTCGGAGCATGACTATAATTTAGGGACTAAAGTAATTCATAATAACGTCCCCTGGAAGATTACAAGAAAACAGTTATACTTGGATTACTCTAATGTCGTTCAGTACGAATTAACTCGGGAAGGAGGTCTTGATGGAAGAGACGTTTGATTACAGTGTTTTATATAAATCATTTGCTAATATTATTAGCGAGCAGCAACGATTGACTATGATTGAAGCTGGGGGTGTCGGTCAACAACCTGAACCGCCGTTTGTCATTTTCGATATTATTAGCCCGCATATTAATATTTACGATGACCATGATATAAATGAGCATGAAATATTTGAAGCAGTAGTTAGCTTTACATTGTTTTCATATACTAAGCTTCAAGCACTTAATTTAGCAGAAACATTACGTAAATTAATGTATTCTGACAGCGCTCGTGATATTTTACGACAAAGGGAAATTATTATCGCGGAAGTGATGCCTACTAACATCAGATCTATCCAAAACAAAGACAATGATAAATTTATGGTTGGCTTTGATATGCGTTTGAGGTTACGGGACCCATTTGGGGATGATATCCCTACAGTAGGGTCAGTTGAAATTAATGAAACATAAAGTCGTCTATTTTTTGATAGAGGGCTTTTTATTTATGAAAGGAATTTGAAATGGCAAGTGATTTATTAGATGTGCATGTAGTCTTAGATGTACAAACGCCAACAGTCCCGTTGAATTTAGGGAATATGGCAATTTTTGTGGTTGGTCCGGCAGATGCAGGGACTGAACCTGGAGGTGGGTCAACTGTTTCCGAAGGGGAAACTGTATTAGATGATGTTGTGTTGACATCTTACGAAGAAATCGGAGATTTAGGCATTGACTTGGGAACAGAAGCAGATGATATCGCTAAAGGTTTCTTTGCGCAGAATGGACACGGGAAGAAGTTGTTCATTTATGGTGTGCCTAATAGCTTAGATGCATCCGAGACAACTAAAAAATTTGACTTAGTGTGTGGTGATGATTGGGAATTTGCGTCAATTATTCCAGGAATTGATAACGATATTACAGCGCTATCAAACGGTATCGAAGCCCTAGGGCGAAAATTCTTAGTTTTGAGTGGTAGCGGATTTGAAGGTGACTCAGCGGACACAATTGCCAAGCTTAAGACGTTGAAGGACGCTCCATTTATTGAGAATACACGTACATTGATGATTATCGGCACTGATAAAGACGCTAAATATAATATTGGTGCGCTTGTCGGTGCAATTGGTAATAAGACGCCAGGTTCTGTGACTTGGAAATTTAAAGGATTACAAGGGTCAACGCCGTTAAATGTCTCAGGAGCAGTGGTAAAGCAAGCTGATGACACGCATGTCAATTTATATGTCACTAAGGCTGGAAAGGCTCAAACGTCAGAAGGTTTGACGTTAAGCGGTGATTATATCGATGCATTACATGCGGATGACTGGATTCGCGCTGAACTTGAGACAGAGATTCAAAAGTTGTTGCAAGACAACGATAAAATTACGTTTGATGCCACTGGAATTGGACAAATTGAAGCTGTGGTAACAACGGTATTACGAACCGCTACTGAAAATGGAATCATTTTAATTGATTCTGAGACTGGTATGGGTAAATTTACTGTAACTGCATTGTCTCGCGATCAAATGTCAGATGCAGATGTAGCATCTCGTAAATATAACGGATTATCGTTTGAATATATACGGGCCGGTGCGATTCATGATGTAACTATCCATGGAACGATCGATAACATTTAAGGAGGAATAAAGATATGGCAGACAGCGGTATTAATATGTATGACGCGAAAGACGTTACATTAACGGTCGATGGCGTAGTTATCCAAGGATTTCAAGATGCGGATATGATTACCTATTCATTCAAAGAAGAACAAGTGCGGACATCTGTTGACGCGCAAGGGGTTCCTTCTTTGGCCAAAAACAATAATCACTTAGGAAATATTGTTATTAATTTGAGCGGTAATTCAAAGTCGCATAAATTCTTGAATAATTTAGCGAATACACGGAAGGTATTTCCAATTGTAATTAAGTCTGATCTTGAAAAGGTATCAAGTACACAGTGCATTATTGCTAAGCCTGCGGATGGTGCATTTGGAAAAGATACACCAAAGCGGACGTATACTGTAGAAGCATTGTCTATGGAAGTGACTGCTTTGTAGAAATGTGAATACATTTGTATTCGGTCGTGTTATAATGAAATCATCAAATGAAATGAGGTGATTTATATGGCAACGACAACCATTCGTATTCCAGATGATCAATACAACGAAATTCAAGAATTGGCTAATTTTCACGGTATGAAAGTATCCGATTTTATGCGTGATACTTTGTTAGAACGTGTAGAAGATGAGAATGATTACACGGCAGCAATTGAGGTCTTAAATCAGCATAACGAATCAGTACCATTGGAAGATGTAATGCGCGAGGTTTTCACTGAAGATGAAGTATAGTGTTAACTTTGATAAGAAGGCATTGAAAGAATTTCGTAAACTTGATAAACCGGTTCAAAAAAGAATTGTTACATGGCTTGAACAACATATTTCAGGCTCGGAAAATCCTAGATTATTAGGAAAAGCACTGGAAGGAAATTTCAATACATTGTGGCGCTATCGTGTAGGCAACTATAGAATAATTGCTGATATTAAAGATGATGAATTCATTGTATTGATAGTTAAAACCGGCAAAAGAAATGATGTTTATAAGTCTCGATAATTTCGGGGCTTTTTTTGTTGGCTTGGGTTCGAATCCCAAGTCAATGTTTGTGGAATCGTCCACATAAAATAATTACTAGGCTGTATGCCTGCAAACCACGGAGGGTTTAAAAAATGAATGAAGCAAATGTAAATAACGAAGCAATGAATAACGTAACTGCTACTAACGAAGCGGTGAACAATGCCGCAGCTAAGTCAAAGGAGGCAGCGAATAACTTGCAAATTCCACAAGAAACCAAGTATGGAAAGCAAGAGAACTGGAAGTATACAGATAAGAACGGCAAGGAATGGGATTATAAGTTCCAATATCCAGGAATGCGGACAACTATGGAAATTTTGGACAATTCGCGTATGGCAAATGGAATTGTGTCTCGGACAACCTTCGCGGACTTACTATTGGAACATGTTGTCGTTGAGCCTCGTAATTTAACTATCGACGACTTCGATGAACGGCCAGGTATGAACGATTTGATTGATGCGGCCGATGAATTTCTTGGACAATTTAACGACTAAAGGATATAAAAATGAACTTCATTTAAAAAAAGCTATTGAAGATAACTGGTTTTTTGATTGGCCAGTAATTATGGGAATAGCTTCGAGAGAAGAAGTTAATGCAGCTAGCTTGAAAGAATTGCAATATTTAAACGGGCTGGCTGATAAAAAACAAGAGATGACAATGATGCCATTTATGGGGAAAGGAGGATAAAATTGGCGGGATATTCTACAACTATTAATACAGAATTGCATGTCAGCGGTTTGGATCAACTTGAGAGAGCTAACTCGCTGTTAGAGAAGCTCAAGGGCGAAGCAAAGTCTTTATCTGGTATTGGTAGTTTCGGTGGTTCTTCAATGTTCAACGGCTACATTGAAGGAGCAAATAAAGCAACTGCATCCATAGAAAAAATGCATTCTATGGCTGAGAAAGCCAATACAACAGCTAAATCTTCTAACAGCGACCAGTATTCTAAGCAAGCTGCTGAAATTAATAAAGTAACTGAAGCATATAAAAAAATGGAAGCAGTAGCTAAGCAGTCAAATGAGACTGGTGTGCGTGCTCAGCAAAATGTTGAAAAACTAAGTGCTGGTGGCGAGAAGTTACGTAACTCATTTAAGGAAGTAGCATCAATGTTCTCAGTGGGGATGCTAGGCGCTTCTGCTGTAATGGGTGCTATGGATGGCGCTAAGAAACTCGTTGCTAATGGTTGGGAAACATTAAAACAACGCCAGCAAGGTCAAGCGATGTGGGCTACATCTATTCAAGATGCTCATGGCGACATAACTGGTAAGCGATTAACTGGTCAGGCTCGACGTGCTAATGATGCGGTATTTGCTACATCGTTGAAAGCTGGTAACGACTTCGCGGAAGGTAATTCTATCGCTAAGCAAATTTATTCATCTGATGCTGGAGCATATTCTGGGAATGTCGGTAAAACTAATAGCATGTTGAAGGGGATGTTTAACATTCAGGATGCTAATGCGTTAAATCAGCGTGAGATGGAATCCTTTAAGACAGCAGTTGGTAACATCGGTGATACTGGTCATATGTCCGGAACAATTGCTAAAAGTTTGAATCTGCTCGATGGTAAAATCAGTCGCAAGATTCGGCAAGAATATAAAAAAGAGACCGGCCATGATTTGGGCAAAAACGCGCAAGGTGGTTGGGACTGGAAATCTGTTGACGCTCAAACTGCGTTCAAAGCTATTGATCAATATGGTAATTCTGGTGGTATTGGTAAAGCATCTGAGCGTTATAACTCAACTTTGCCTGGAATGCTTCGATCGGCTAAAGCTGGAAGTGGTGCTTGGATTTCAAAAATTATGGAATCTTTTGGAAGCAATATCGCTAAAGGCGGAGCTTTTAAGGATTTAGTTGGTGGACTATCCAAAATGTTTACTAATGCCGGAGCGATTGAAAAGAATGCTCAGGGAGTTTCTAAAGCATTATCATCAGTAGCGAACGGATTAGGTGGATTTATTAAAATGGTCGCACCATACGCTTCGAAATTTGGTAAAGGAGCTTTTGATGGAGCTAAGGACGTATTTAAGCTGGTTGAAGGTTTTGGAAAAACTATAGGTGATATTGGATCTAAGATAAGCGACGCGCTTCCTAAAGGAGCGAAAGATAAATTATCCGATTTTGTAGGTGAGGTCGGAAAAGTAGTCGGTGCTGTTGCAGCCGCTAAGTTAGCTTTTTCGGGTATTAAAGGTAGCATAGGGCTGTTAAAAGATGGCGTCAAAGGCCTAGGTAAAATGATTCCAGGACTAAGCAAATTACTTGGATTAGGTAAAAATACACCAAAGAATGATTCAATTTTTAGTAAAGCTACAAGTACATTTAGTGCTGCTGTTGATAGATTTGCTGGTGGTAGTGCTGCGGGATCAGCTAATGACTTATTAGGTGGAAATTCAAACGGTAAATTCAAAGGAACTAGAACAGAACGTCTGCATGGTTCTATTTGGAGCAAAATCAGTAAAAAAGGTGAAGCGTTACAGGGACTTGATATACCAGTTACACGAGAAATTGGTGGAACTACTGTCAATAGTCGATTGACAAGAAATAAGCCTGGAATGTTTAGTAGAGTAACTGGGAGAGGTTTTTCAAAAATCGGGTCCATTGGAACGGCAGTAAGTGCAACTAAATTTGGTAGCATGGTTGGTAAATTTGGAGGAGCATTAGGTAAAACTACTAAATTTCTAGGTAAAGGATTGCCAGGTTTAAACACTATTATGGCAGGACTTGATACTATGAATGTGCTTAGTTCAACTAAAGCGGGGTCACTTGCCAGGCATAAAGGTGTTGGTTCTGCTGTTGGAGGTGGAATCGGTGCAACTATTGGTGGTGCGGCAGGCTCTTTACTTGGACCGTTAGGAACTGTAGCAGGTGGAATGGCTGGACAATGGGTTGGAGATAAAGTTGGTTCCTGGGCAGGATCGTTATTCGGTGGAAGTAAAGATAAACCATCTAAGCCATCAAAAGCAAGCCAGATAGCAAACGCGCAATCTAAGGCTCAAGCGTCTTACGAAAAAGACCAATTTGTTGATTCACTCGGTACTATGGGAATCGGTAAAAACGATTCTAAGTCTATTTATAAAACCATGGGTAAAGCAAGTAAGTCTACTAGTTCAAAACAGCAAAAAGCCTTATTGAAACTAAATGATGCAATTCAAAATGGTGATGTTGGACAAATTCAAGCGCTGTCTAAAGAATTAGAGAATAGACAAAAAGCTGATGAAGCCAAAATGAAAAAAGCTTCTAGTAAAAAAGGTAAGAAATCATCTCTTAAAAAGAATAAAAAAGCATCAAAAGGTATTTATGATAGTGATTCAGCGGTTAAAGAACACGATAAAAATCGTAAGAAAATCGATAAAAGTACCAAAGGCATGTCTAAGAGTTTTAAAAATTTCAAAAAAGATTTTAATAAAAATTCTAAAGATGTAACTAAACAAAACGATAAGATGAAGAGCGCCAATAATAAACGGCTAAGCAAAATGGGAAAAGATATTGGTAAGTCTTTTAAAAATGCTAAAAAGAAGGCTAGTGATGGAGCTAAGGGCATTGGTAAGTCGTTAAAAAATGTTGGTAAAGGTGCAGAAAAAGGTGTTAAGAAAAATCTAGGTAAACTGGGTAAATCTACGAAAACAGCTTTAAGTAAAGCTAATAAGGCAGCTAAAAATGAATCCAAAAAATTCAGTAAGGCATTTAAGAATTTAGGCAAGGGTGCTGAAAAAGGTATCAAAAAGAATTTGAATAAAATTTCAAAAGTTACCAAGACTTCATTGAATAAAGCTAATAAGACTGCTAAAAGTGCATCTAAGAAGTTTGCTAAGTCATTTAAAAATATGGGAAAAGGCGCCGAAAAGGGGATTAAGAAGAATCTAGATAAAATTTCCAAGGTAACTAAAACCTCTTTGAATAAGGCAAATAAAACAGCTAAGAGCGCATCAAAAAGCTTCAATAAGTCATTCAAGAATTTGGGTAAAGGTGCAAGCAACGGCCTTAAAAAAGAAATGAATAAGTTAAGTTCAGCAACCAAATCAGGAATGAATAAAGCTAATAGCGCCGCTAAATCTGGTGCTACAAAGATTACCAATACCCTAAAAAATGGAATTAAGGCTGGTAATGCTGCTAAAAGCGCATTTAGTAAATTAACGAGTAATGTTAATAACGAGATGAACAAAGTTGATTCAGCAATTAAGTCTGGATCAAACAAATGGTCGTCATCGGTTAAAAGTGGAGCTGATAAAGCAACTAATTCTTTGAAGACTAGCCTAAACGGAATGGTTAATGCTGCTAAGTCGGCTACGAGTAAGGTTGCAAGTTCATTTGATAAAATTGGAAGTTCGGCCGATACGGCCTCTGGTAAAGTAAAAGCTCTCCAAACAGCTATTGACAACTTGAAATCAAAGACAATTACTATAACTGCTAATGTAAAAGAGACTAAAAGCGCTACTGGTACATCAGGAGCATTATCCGCTTTTTCTAAATTCATGCCACACTATGCAAGCGGAACTACTGCCGGAGGACATCCAGGTGGTGCTGCTTTGGTTAATGATGCTCCAGGAGCTAATTGGCGTGAGGCGTTTATGTTGCCTAGTGGACTAGTGGGATTGTTCCCTAATGAACGAAACGTCCACACAGTGCTTCCACAAGGTACTCAGGTACTCGATGGGAATAGTACTCGGAAAATGTTCCCTAGATATGCCAATGGAACGAATGGAGCCAAGCAATCATTTAATGCTAATACAGGCGGAAATAAAAAAATCGAAGTCAATATGAATATTAATATTAACGGAAATGCTAGTGCTAATGATGCTGATGCTATTGCTAATAAGATGGGTGAAAAGTTAATGACAATTTTGAATCCCATAACAATTTAACCAAAAGAAAGGAGGCATATATGGCTTATTTACAAGGCTCTCATGGGAAAAAGGTTGAGTTAACAATTGAATCGGAGAATGAAAATCTGGATTTGAGCGTATCTACTCATCCAGTAGAAACTGGTTCACCGATAACTGATCATAGTCAGCTCAATAATAAAAGTTTCTCGTTTACCGGATTGATCATGGGAAAGGACCAAAGTGAAGTCGATGATAAATATGTTCAATTGCTTTGGTGGTGTCAAGATGGCGAGGTTTTGTCATACCGTGGCGCTATTGTCCATAATGGGCTGATTATATCAAGGTTAAGCAAGACTTTTGATGAAGGTGGATATACTAATGCTGTTAAGGTTGAAATTGAACTAACAGCTGTTTACATGGTTAAACTGGACTGGGTTAAAAATAAGAATTACGGTAAAAAGCAAGCGAATCCTAATGGTGGAGTTTGGGTTACCGTTGTTCCAGGTAACACTTACTGGGGATGGTGGCAGCGTTATGGGACATCCATTGACCAATTACGTGCGTGGAATCATTGGCCGGACAGACAGATTCCAGTTGGTGTGAGAGCGAGGGTGAAATAATGTCAAAAAGAGCTTATATTGAAATTGATAAAAATGATTTACCGGAAATTTTCGAAATTGAGCTAGCAGGCCAAAATGTTTACTTAAAATTCGATTTTAATTATGTTGGCCAATTTTATACAGTTGATTTATTTGATAACAACATGGAACCGATTGTTATTGGTGAAAAGTTGTCATATGGACGTAAATTGTGGAGCGGGTTAAGTAATCCACTAATTCCAAACGTTGACATTATGCCATTTGATGAAAGTTTGAAAGAAAAGACTATCACCCCTGAAAATTTAGGAGTGACAGTCTTTTTATATTTGATGACATTAGAAAACGACGGGGATTATTTGTGATATGAGTCAAAAAGAACAGTTTTTATTTGAAGTTTATGTAGACATTTATACAGAATCCGGCCTTTTGAAGTACGTTCACAAGTCGACTGCCAACCAAGGCGGGTCATTAGATATTGAATTTAGCTTGCCTTTTGACAATTCGAGTGATCAAAGTACCGGAGAGGTAACAATTTGGAATATGAGCCGAGTTAGTGCTAACCGGATTCATCAAGGTGATCGAGTACAGATTAGGGCAGGGTATCGTAATGATATCGGCATTATTTTTGATGGCCACATTTTTAGGACTACTATCCCCAATTTTGAAGATGCTGACCAGCAGTATATTTTGAGGGTAGTCGAGGGCAATGAGTATCGGCGCAATAAAGACATTAAATTAACTTTTGGAGAAGGGACTAATGCCCGCACGATTATTAATAAAATAACGCAAAAATCAGGTATTAACTTAAACATCATTTCTATGAAGGAAAATCATGTTTATAAAGAAGGTTATAGTGTAGATGGCTCACCATTTGATGCGTTGTCTGAGGTGGCCGAGGATTGTCACTCTGCTCTATATTATCGACGGGGACAGCTTACGCTTAGGTATATGTATGATGGAAACAATACTGGTACCTGGCAATTAAACAATGGAACGGGAATGATTAGCTCTCCGGTGATGGAGCGACGCGATGACGATTGGTTAAAAAGCGAAGATAACGATGGAAATGGGCGCTATCAATATTCTGTCGATAGTATTTTAAATTATCGAATTACAACGGGAGAATACGTGCATATTAAAAGTACATTTGTTGATGTAAATGGGACAGTCATTAGTGGTGAGCATTCTTTTGATGGAACCAGCCCCACGACCTCGTTAGAGATTGGGGTGCAATAATGAATAGAATTAAAAATAGGGATAATGAGGTCTCGTTTTTTCTACATGTATTACCAGATACTATTAAAAGTGAGGTCAATGTTGCTCAATTAGGTAAAGTAGCTAAGCTATACGATGATAATAAGAAAGCCTATGTTGAACCCCTTGCTTTGAAAAGCAACGGTGATAAGCGTCCAGTATTAGTTGGTGTGCATATCGGGCGATTGCTTAGAAACGAGATAAAAGTTGGCGATGTAGTTTTAGTGACCTTTTTAGATCGCTCTATCGCCAATTTTACCGGCGATAACAAGCCTTTTGAGTTAAGCAGTAATCGTATGCATAGTCTAAATGATGCATTCATTATATACGTTTATTAGCTAAGGAGGCATTAATGATTGATTTAAAATTGACTGATGATGGTGGTTTAGATTTAGAAACGCCTATTGATGATACTGAACAAATTAAGCAAGGAATTCGTATTTTGCTTGAAACGCAACTTGGTGAATTTATTGAAGATAAGGAAATGGGCCTGGATGTTGAAAATATTCTAGGTGAACCATATAACGAGTTAGTAATTAGGTCAGCAGTACAAGAGGCTTTGAAACAAGATAAGCAGATAAATCGTTTTGATAGTTTTCAAGTGTCTATCGAGCGAGACCATCGTTCAGTTTTTGTGAATTTGAAACTATATATAAATAAATATGAATATGAGGATATGGAGGTTGAACTAGGTGCTAAATGAAAAAGGATTTTCTAGGCCAGCCAAAGAGGAGCTGGTGCAAGAATTATCAGCTAAATGGATTGAATTGTTTGGTTCCAATAGTGATGTTTCCTCGCATTCAGTAGCAGGGATTATTATCAGATTACTGGCATTCTTTTTTGATTTGGTTTATCAACTCTCAGAAAAAGTTTATTACTCTCAATATCTGAATACAGCTTCTGGTGTTTCTTTGGATCGTATTGCAGCTAATTTTGGGGTTAATAGAAATAGTGCGACACGAGCTATTGTTGATTTGCTATTTACTGGTACACCGGGATATGTAGTGCCAAGTGGCTCGTTGTTTAAAACCAGTGATGATAAAGTTTATCAATTGGGCAGTTCGGTGATCTTAGATACTAAAGGAACCAATACTGGTACTGCGTATGCGGTTGAGTTGGGTGTTGATTATAATGTTCCAGCCAATACGGTTATAAACCAGGTAGAAGTTACTACTGATATTTTTTCAGTGACTAACTCAGAGCCTGCACAAGGTGGGGCTGATGATGAAACGGACGCTGAGTTAGCCAGACGTGTTCGCTTGGCTAATGATACTAAGCCATCGAGCCCAGTAAACGGGGTGATTTCCGCTGTTATGAAGGTTCCCGGTGTGAAAAATGTGCAAGTTATTCTAAATAATACAATGGAACCAGATGAATATAATAATCCGGCAAAATCCATCCATGTTTACATCGACGGCGGGGAAGAATCTAAAATATCTACAGCATTATTTGAATCTGTGGCTGCTGGAATTTTGATGGTTGGAAGTAAAGAAACTTATTTGACTGATTTATCAGGTAACCCAAATAATCACGTTGCATTTGATTTTGCGGAGCAACAAATCATCTATGTAAACGTAAAACTTTCTGTTAATACTGATTTTGAGTTAGATGGATTAGAACAGGTTGAAAAGGCGATTGCTGAATATTTAGATACTGTAAAAATGGGCGGAATTGTACGTTATTCGTATTTGTATAAATACATTTATGACAACGTCAAAGGCATAGTTGTAGCAGATGTCAAAATTGGAGATGAAGTAAATAATTTATCAATGGCAGATGTCCATTTAAAGCAATTTGCTACAGCTAAATCGACTAATGAAAGCATGGTGATTACCAAAGATGGAATTTAATTTTAAAAATTTTTTCTTGGATCATTTACCTGGTCCTTTAAATAAGCTGGATAAAAATTTTAAAAAATTAGCAGCGTACTTTAATTATGAATTTAACTTACTGGTATATTTATTTAATCAAATTGAAAAAATGCGTTCTTTGGACGATGCCAAAGGCAAGGTGTTAGATGAAATTGGAGATAATTATAATCAGCCGAGAGGGGAAGCTGATGATGAATTTTATCGAATTATGATTCGTTCAAAAAGAGCTTTGAATTCAGGTAAAACGACAGTCAATGGTTTACTTGATATTATCAGCCAGTCTTTAAACGTGAAGCCGGATGGCATTGTAATAGAACCATTACGAAGCTATAAGCATAGCAAAGAAGATATTGGCGAGCCTTTAGCTATATCAATCAAAAATATTCCACTCCAGTGGATTGATAAAGAATGGGAACAAAATTATATTATTAATCGCATTCGTGATGGTGTAGCGGCAGGTATTAGAGTGGATGAAATCAGTTTTATTGATAAATCAGATTCTGTTTTGTCAATTAGAGGTATTTCTAGCTCTACGTTAATTTACAAAGTATACGAAAATTACGAAAATAAGGAAGGAGCGTAAATGTCTAATAAATTCTCAGCATTCGAATTTACGGATGAAGGACTGAAAGTTATTTCAGATGTTTTGGCTAATCAAGGTAAAATGTCGATTATGTCGTTTTACACTTTTGATAAAGTCATTACTAAGCAATTAGAATATGACCAAATTCAAACTAATAATCCAAAACAATTTAAACCAGTAGGAACAGTCACGGCTAAACCAAATAACACAGTTGAATCTCGTCTGATATTGGATAATTTAGACGTAACTAGCGATTACTCATTGAAAAGTGTTGCCTTAGTTGGGCAATATAATGATATTAATTTTGTCTTAGGAGTAATTTTTACGAATGAGGCTACAACTATTCCGAAATATGATGGTATATCTGGGCAGTCTATTGCTTTAGATGTGTCATTTGCCATTTCAGATACATCTATCGTTACAATCAACACTCAGTTGGCGGGGATGCTAACTGTTGAAGATTATGTAGCATTGATGAAGTATATCGATTCGAAAGATGCGTTAAAATCTGATGATGATAAAGTAGTTCATTTGTTTAATAATGAAAAAATTGATGGCATTAAAACATTTTTAAATACTATTATCGGAAGTGTGTCTGGTAATTCCGGAACAACCAATCGAGTTAATACGTTGGATTTAAATACATCAGTTGATTTGAACAAAATGGACAATGGGTTATATCTAGCCACATCGCTCGATAAAACGACCACTAATAAACCTGCGAAGGCTGGCGAAGTTTATGTTTTAGTAGTTGAAAGTTATGAACAACGTTTTATCGATTTACAAACTAATAAGCAATATTATCGAAGTATTAACGGTTCCGTTTATAACAAATGGGAGCGTTTTTTTACTGTATCTGAAATGAATGATTTAAATGCTGATTTGGTCCATAAAACTAAAGATGAGTCTATCGATGGCAATAAGAACTTTTTGCAAAAGATTATTGGTAGCATCACCGGTACATCTGGGACGGCTATTAAATTGTTGACGGGTCGAAGTATTCAAACGAATTTATCATCGAATAGCGCAACGAAATTTGATGGATCGGTAGATATTAAACCTGGTGTAACTGGAACGTTATCAGTAACAAACGGTGGTACTGGAACCACTACAGGTAATGCGCCTAGTGCATCAAAGTTGAGCCCTGGTAGAAAGATTAACGGGGTTCTATTTGATGGTTCAAAAGATATTAATGTGATTGACCACAATGCGATTCATAAAAACGCAGCATTGTCTCTAAAAGATTACTCAGTATCGTTATTTGGAGTAGCTGGGGCATTGAAATTTCATGTTACTGATACAGGCGTAGGGGTCACAATCAATGGGAATTTGAAAAATGTTAAGCCAAGCGATGGAGCTATTAAAACAGGCGCAGTAATCCCTACTGGTGTACCGCTTCCGCCGTATGATATTTCAATCCCTTGGACAAGTTGGTCTGGAATTACCGGTGTCACTAATCGGACAGGGTTCTTTGGATTTTTCAAATTGGTTAAGGGCTCAAGAGATATCTACTATAAGCAACAAACGATGAAAGATAATGGCACCACGGAGTACACGCCTGGTACTTTAGGAATAGACACAAGTGGCTGGTACCCAACACATTAAGAGGAAGAAAATGGAACAAATAGCAAAGTGGTTATATTTTAATTTGAACGGACCAACTGAAACGTCGGTTCTTTTTTTATTCATGTTAATCGACACTGTGTTCGCCAATACGTGGCGAAGGCGTCGAGGTGTGGCTATAACAAGCGGTGGCGGATTAGGGGGCTTGATTAAGTCAATTCCATTGGCTCTAATGCCAGTGATTATTTGGAGCTTTGAAATTCCATTGTCAGTTGCACCAGATCATATCGCAGGGTTACAGATGAATTTTAACCCGATGATTTTTGATTTAATAGCATTTTCAGTTTTTGTTTTGATTGGTTGGTATTGGTTAAAGTCAATTTTGGCCAACGCTAAATTAGCTGGATATGATATTCCCAATTGGTTGGAGAAGTATATCGAAGATGAGTATCACATTAAATTAGGAAAAATTGAAACTGAACCTAATTCAGCTAAGAAAGATCAAAAGCAAGTGTCTAAGACTTATGGTAGTCGTAATGACATTAAATAGGAGGAATTAATAATGACAGAAGTATATTCAAATTTAGCAACTAGTTTAGACCCTCGGCCCATGTACAACGGCGGAGAGCGAACTCGAGCAGTAGATTTTGTAGTAATTCATCACAACGCAACAACGAGCAAGGAAGCAGATATTGGAACCTGGGTCGTTGGTTCTGGTGCTTATACGTCGGCGCACTACGAAATCGCTAATAATGAAATTATTGGGACACTGGGTGAAAATTATGTTGCTTATCACGCAGGCGGGACAGGTGGCAGTGACGTGCCAACCATTTCGGACATTAACAATCGTTCAATTGGTCTTGAGTTTTTAAACTCAACTGGGGCACCAGATTGGGAAGTTAGCGATGAAACTTTGCGTTCTGGAGCAAAACTGTTAGCGGATATTTGTGAGCGGTACGGATTGCCGATTGACCGGAGTGTAATTAAGCTACACCGAGAAATTACAGCGACTGCTTGCCCTGGCGGCCTAGACATTGATAAATTAATCCAATACGCACGAGAGGAAGCAGGGGTAATTGGTTCAGATAACGTTGAAGAATCAGATGCCATTAAGAAGTTCAAGCAAGATGGTGGAGCATTTACGTTGTTTAAGCCATTCAAAGTTGACGAAGTAAAATGGATTTACGGTATGTGGCAAGCTATCAGCTATGAGATGACTGGAGGTACTGGTAACTGGTATAACAACGGAATTCCATTGGCACTGGTAAGCCGCACTGATGGCGGAGATAATATGAACATTACGCCTGGCGCAACTGTTAAATTAGACCCAGAGTATAATATTGGAACGATTGATGCTTACGATGCTTTCACTAATGGAATATATATTATTTGGGGTGGTAATTATGATGGTACGTGGTTTGACGCAGACGCTGTAATGAGTCACTAA